TTTTGGTGAATATCTCACAGCAGCAATCCTCTCTCAAGTTTCTGACACAGTAACCATCGTTCCACACAACGCATCCGCAGACATCATCTTTGAACACAACCTAAAGCTGTATAAGTGCCAGGTCAAAACCCAATCACAAATAGAAGAACACAGAGAGAATTGGCGATTTGATATGCGTAAAGGACAAAGAGTTGCACACAGAAAATACAAAGATAATGAAATAGATATATTTGCTTTTGTCTCTGTAACGCATAGAAATGTGGTTTTCTCTAAACCTATGGATAAAGGCCAACTCACCATCGTTGATGAACACATGAAGAACAATGATGCTATCAAAAACATCAAAGATATATTGGAAGACTTTAGTTAAAGACTTTCAATATCAAATACAACTTCTTGATCCTTGTAATGCTTAACGGAGTTAATTCCTACTTGTAGGAAATACTCCGCTAATGCTTGAGGATCTTTGTTTTGCAACCCAGCCACATCTATCAAAGAACGCGCAATGTGTCTGTTTACATAAACAGGCGTATTGTTGTTCCTCTCATTTAGAACTGGATCTTCAAAATCAAACAAGTTCATTGCTTTACTCCTAGACCTTTACCTCCTTGGTATATTGGCCTAATTTGTTACCCTCTCCGTCTACACCATGTACAAGCTGTAGTTCAAGGTCAATGTAATGCTTGGCTTTAAGTAAGTCTTCAATCTTATCAACCTTGTCTCTGGTAATAAGTTTTAATACATTACCCATTGACCATGACAATCCATTTGCGTAAATATACTCAATAGGTTGTATGCCATTGCCTTTATAATGGTTGCCACCTACCTGGTTATTGATCGCAAGCATATCAATCGCTTGATCCCATTCCTCTGGGGTTACATTATCTATACTCATATTCTTCTCCTTTTTTATAAATATATTTGCATATCATATAACTTTAGTGTAAATTTAACAACATTCAGATACAAAAAGGGAGTATTAGGAAATGACAGACACCGATAGAGTCTTTATAGACACTAAGCAACTAGCTAAAAGGTGGGGCAAAAATCCACACGCGCTATCAAATTTAAGGCGTAAAGGCGGAGGCCCTAACTATTATAAGATTGGCGGTAAAGTTCTTTATGATCTAGCAGAGATCAAGAAATTAGAAGAAAGCTCATACATTTCCAATGGCTCACGCAATATTTAGCCCCTCATCCTCAGATCGCTGGTTTAAATGCCCAGCGAGCGCGTACCTTAACTATTCAGCAGAATATAAGGTAGGCATCCCTGCGGCTACAGGAACACTTATCCATGAGATGTGCGAGATGCTATTAAAAGGCAGACTCAAGGACATGACATTGCGTGACTATTGGCTAGGTAAAGTTCAGGTGGTTGAAGACTTTGAGATAGAGGTTGATGAGGATATGATTGCGTGCGCGGAAACTTATGTGGAGTACATACATAAAAGAAAAGAAGAACTTAACGCCAAGATGTTGATAGAAGAAAAAGTCTACATGGATGAGATATCAACAAAGTGTTTTGGAACTGCTGACACAATTTTAATTGGTGAAGATCGCATCGCTGTTATAGATTTAAAGTCTGGTAAGTGGGGTGTCGATGTCGAAAGAAATAAGCAGTTGATGATTTATGGTCTGGGTGCGCTCGCGCGCTATGGGGATGAGAATACCACTATGGAGCTGACCATTGTACAACCACGCGGTTGGCACAAGGATGGCCCTATAAGAACATATGAGATTTCAGCTACCAATCTGGTTGATTGGGGCTACAACGATTTGAAACAAGCAACTGATGCTTGTGACGAAGAAAACCCACAATATGCTGCGGGAGATCATTGCAGATTCTGTAATGCTAAAGCAGATTGTGATGAATATAAAAATACTTTAGGAGAGAAATATGACTGAAGAAAAAAAAGAACCTATCTTTACTATTAATAGAGAGGATGGTTCAAGCAAAGAGGTTTTTGAATCTGATTTAGATGAAAAAACCATGCCCTTGGCAAACGAATTATCAAGTGTAAATCGTTCAATACAATATAAAAGAAACTCTGAGTTGTATCAGCAAGCCATACATTTAACACAAGATTTAAGAAGTCTTGAGAGAGATTCCAATAATCTTGCTGCGCAATTAGATGAAGCATTGGAAAGCAATAATAAAAAAGTTGAGGTGGTCAAATGAGTTTAGCTGCAATTCAAAAGAAAGGTAAAGTAAAACCACCAAGGCTTATATGTTATGGCCCAGGTGGTATTGGTAAAACATCATTTGCCGCAAGCATGGATAAATGTGTAATCGTACAATCTGAAGATGGTATCGGAAAGATTGAGTGCGATCACTTTCCAGTAGCAAAAACTTATGAAGAGTTTATGACTAACTTAAATTCTTTACTTACAGAAGATCATGAGTTTCGTGTTGCCTGTATTGATTCATTAGACTGGTTAGAAACTTTGTTATGGGATCATGTCTGTAAAGAAAATGGTTGGGCGCAAATAGATACACCTGCATATGGTAAAGGCTATGTTGCAGCTCTTGATAAGTGGAAAGAGTATGTTGAAGTTCTTAACAGACTCAGGGATGAAAAGTCTATGACTGTGATACAGATTGCACACAATCAGATTCGCAGATATGAAGACCCATCTAATGATCCGCATGATCGACATGAAATCAAACTACATCGTAAAGCTGCTGACTTATTGGTAGAACATAGCGATGCAGTCTTTTTTGCCAACTACAAAGTTGGAACTGTACAAGTCAAAGGCAAGATGGGTATGACTACCAAGACTGTTGCTGGCGACAGAACTATTTTTACTGAGCAAGCACCTGGTTATATGGCCAAGAATAGATATGGCTTGCCTAGTGAGATGCCTTTTGAGTGGGCAACCATAAGAGAGGAAATGTTGAAATGAGCCAATTAGGAGAAGTTGAAAGAGTAAAGAGAACCTTAAAACTGTTTGATATGATCTTGAATAAACACATAGATTCTATTAATCCAGAGGACAACTCTTTACCTACTGACGGATTACATTGGCTTATTTCAATGCAGGCGGATTGTGAGGATTTAATCAAATACTTATCTGATTATGATTCTTACGATCCAGGTTAATTAATATATAGATATAAAGGGTATCAATATGGATTTAAAACAATATAAGAATGATGATTTCTCATTGGACATGGGTGAATCTACTATCAAACCAGGTGTGCATGAAATAAAAGTTGTGGAAGAAACAATTTTTGAAGGTACAGACAAAAACGGAGATGTTATTAAAGTAGAGCTTAGCTTTATATTTCCTAAAGGTTCTGCATCTGTTAAAGAGTGGTACACAGTTAGTAGTGGAAATCCCAAAGCAGTTAATGTTGGTGTATCAAAACTTAATGGTTTGTTTGTGGCAGCTGGTATTCCTAAGTTTAGTGAAACTTGGAAAACAGACGGGATAATAGGCAAAAGCGTTATGTGCGATATAACCGAAATTGATAAAGATGGAAATAAGTACCTTAGAATCGATGATGATTATGGTAACAATTACAAACCTGTAACAGAAAGCAAGGCTGAAGTTAAAGAGCAGGAAACTGTAAGTGCGAAAGCAGATACAGACGCAATTCCATTTTAATCTAAAAAAAATGCGCCCAGCGTTATGTGGCTATTGTCGCATACCGACTGGGCCATTCCTAAAGATTGGAGAGAACACAATACATGGAGCTTGCTCTATGGAACATTTGAAACTATTACGCGAGGATAATAAGTTGAAAAGAATAGCAGTTGTGTGTGATGAAGGAATAGATTATGCAATCACACAGTCGAGAGAAACTTACTTAGATATAGCAAAAAGGTGTGGCACATTTGTCATGCACGAGTGGGAAAGAACAGACAGAGAACTATTATTTGGTCGCGTGGTAAATGAATATATGACTTGGGCTAATGAACAAGCTCGAACTGGTCGTATGGACAAGGTTATACGCGATGGATCTGACTAAATATAGGGTAATTACAAACAATCAAGATCATAATTTCCAACAAGGAAATAATATCTATGATCTGCAAAACGAGATGAACAACCAAGGCTTGTATGTGAATCAATTAGATTTAACAGGACAAGTAACGCGAGTGCCAGTTAAGTCTGCGCCTGGTGTTAGACCAGATAAAGGCAATGAGCGTAGCGGTTGGTATGTTATCAACGAGCTAGACGGAAATTATTTTGCAACTTTTGGTAACTGGCGAACAGGTGAACAACACAAGTGGTCAAGCATTAACACCAATCAACTATCTAACATTGATAGAGTGGCACTACAAAAAAGAATGGAGGAAGCTATTGAGCGGGCCGAAGTAGCGAAGAAAGTTAGGCATGATGAAGTAGCTAAAGAGGTTCAAGAAAGGTATAAAAATTGTCAGCCTGTCATTTCGCATGAGTATCTAAATAGTAAAAATGTTAAAAGTTATGGATTGAAACAACTGAACGGAAGTTTAATTGTTCCTGTTATCTCTGCGGTGAGCGGAGAGGTGCGTAGTTTACAGTATATCGATAAGAAAGGACAGAAGCGTTTTGTGAGCGCGAGCGAAATTAAAGGTAATGTTTTTCTTATTGGGTGCGAGCCATCAACATTAGCCACGCAAGAAAACCTAATCATTGTCGAGGGATACTCAACCGCCGCGACAGTTTATGAGTCTACGAAGATACCGACAGTTTGCGTCTTTTCGGCGAACTTTACTATGGAAGCTGTTACTAATATTAGGAAGATATCTCAGGCAAGATTATATATAGCCCTAGATAACGATGAGAACGGCGTAGGAGAGAAGAAAGCTAACGAGGTAGCATCTGCCATTCCTAACTGTTTTGTGCGCGTGCCGAGCGCGAGAGGAGACTATAACGACCTAGCTAAAACTCATGGATTAGATAGAGTTAGATTAGAAATACTAAATCAAGGTTTAGGATTAACTAAACACCCCATTAGAAACCTAGTTAAAGAACCACCGCCAAAGGTTTGGCTTGTGGATAAACTGTTAGAAATATCCAAGCCTGGTATTCTTGCCTCGATTGGTGGGGTAGGTAAATCCATGATGGCATTAGATTTAGCTATTAAAGTATCGCAAGGCTCAGGAATGTGGTTTGACCATCCCATACTTAAAGGCGGTAATGTGGTGATACTATCAGCCGAGGATGACTTGGTTGAAATCCATAGACGAATCAATGCTTTGGATAAAGACAATAAAAGATTCGATGCACCTTATGATGTATTCACCCATACCATTCCCGATCAACCAGAACCTTTAATTCTTATTAGAGATGATTCAAAAGGTTTACAAATAACCGATCAAGCTAGAGAACTCTTAGCTGAATTAGAAACCATACCGAATTTAGAACTGGTTATCATTGACCCAATCCAAGCCATGAGTGGAGCGCCTATTAGTTCATCTAATGAAGCTGCTCAACTTTACTGTCAACTTTGCGCCTCTATCTCCTCGCGTTTTAACTGTTGCACCCTAAGTATTCATCATATGTCAAAGGCGGCTCTCCAAGCTGATGACGATCCGATGAATGTGCGCAGTAAGATCAGAGGCGCATCTTCTTTGGTTGACGGTCATAGGTTAGCAATAGCCTTGTGGTTAGCGAATGAAGAAGAAGCGGAGAGAATTTGCATTGACAATGGAGTTGACTATGAGCGGTTGCGCGTGGTGAAGGGTGCGGTGGTGAAAAGTAATTCATCCGAAGTCGATGTATCAATCAAGACATTGTTTAGGAAAGAGGCCGTGCTTGAGCCTTACAAAGAGAGCAACTTTAATTTTGGAGATTTTTAATATGATTAATTACCCATGCGGATGGTTTGATGTAGAACAATTACCTGGAGGATCAAGAGAAAAATGAAAAAGGTATTAATAGCGTGTGAATATAGTGGAATTGTAAGAGATGAATTTCTTAAAAAGGGTTTTGATGCGTACAGTTGCGACATTCTTGATTGCGAAAGTCAATATAATCAAGATTCTAAAAGACATTTTAAATGCGATGTTTTAGAAATATTAGACCAAGAATGGGATTTAATGGTGGCACATCCGCCTTGCACACACTTATCTGTTAGTGGGGCAAGATGGTTTACTGAGGGGAAAAAACCAATGTATTTAAGAGATGAGGCAATTGATTTTGTAAAAAAATTAATGGATGCTCCTATAGAACACATTGCAATAGAAAATCCCGTAAGTGTTATCTCATCTTATATAAGAAAGTCAGACCAAATGATTAACCCATATCAATTCGGACACAAAGAATATAAAAGAACCTGTTTATGGTTAAAAAATTTACCAAAACTTATAGAAACAAATAATGTGAAAGAAGAAACAGATAAGTTGCATCCCAAAGATAAGCACAGGATTTGGTGGATAGGTGGCGGTAAAGGTAAAGAAAGAAGTAAGTTTTACCCTGGAATTGCTAAAGCTATGGCAAATCAATGGGGAGATCACATATTAAAGGGCATGGAAATATGAGCGATGCAGTCAAAGGTGTGGTCTTCATTGATGATGCGATCAATCTAAGTCAAGATGAACTTAAAAAGAGGTTTAAAGAAGCGGTTGAGAGAAATGAAATCAATCACTTTGAAATACAAACGAGAGGTGAACAATGAAATGTTTTAATTGCAATGCCAATATGGAAGTAATAAAAGAAACAGATATTAGTTATTACAACTATTTATTTAATCTAAAACTTACTTTTGAATGTAAAGAATGTGGAGCGGTGGCAAATGCCTATCCACCCAAAGATGATAACCAAAAGGTGAGTCATGGCGGGTAAAGGTGATAAACCAAGAGATTTAGTTTACA